CACTTTTTGAATTTCAATTAAACCTGAAACATATTTTTCATCCATATCTTCTCTTCGGGTAAAAAAACTCGGATAATTCTTACCAAGAGCAAGGTCTTTTAAGCCTTGTGCTAATACCATAGCACCTTGAACTTTTAAAAGTAACTTTTCAAGTTCTTCACTTTGACTTCCTACAATAGCCATAGCACCTGCCGCAATCTCAAAACCTGCTGCAAGTCCTTGAACTGATCTAAATAGTTGGTCTGCACCTCCTCTATTAGCGTCAATGGCTTGGTCTAATAGTTCAAGTTGACCTTTGTATTCGCCCGCTCTTCTAATTGCCTCTTTTGTTCGGTCATCGTTTATACCAAATTGAAGGGCTAATTTCTCTGCTTCTCTCTGGGTATTCGCAAACGCATCTCCCAAATCTTCGTATACTGTTGCTGCCTGTTGTACGGTTTGTATGCCGTTAACATCTACGTCTATTTTAACTGCGGTTTCTATTGCCATTTTTTTATTCTGTTATAATCCAATATTGAGTGCCGTCTGATACTAATTGATGAAAGCTATTTTTTGCGTTTTGCGTGTGCGAAGTTGAGTCGTCTATTAAAATAGAGCCGTCACCTGCGTTTATCGTTACCGAGTGATTACTTTGCGTCTTTTTAACGGTGTACATTTTACCACTATTCGCCGTCGTTGGTGTTGGAAGTGTAACTGTAATTGATGCGTTATTTGTGTCGCACAAGATTAACCAATCTTCAGAAGTAGCCAAATAAGGACTATCAGCGTCTGTAATGCTCGTAACTTTCCCTCCTGACATCCAACTACCTAAGCATGGATAGTTTTCAATGTAGAGTCTCTCTGTGTAAGGTACGTTGTAGTTGTCGCATCTTAATGCAGTGACGTTTTCATAGTTATCGGGAATCACTACACGCTCAGAACTTGTAACTACATTGTGACTACCGCCTATTGCGTTTAAGTTTCCAACTACTACGTTTTCACCTCCTCTTCCTGTGTTATTTCCGACGTATATTCCGCGAGTTGAAGCCCCGGTACTATTGGTCTTATTGCCAAATGGAATCAGTTCTGCTCCGCCCCCTGTGTCAACGACATCTGAGAATCCTAATTGCTTTTTAGTCCTTGAGAAAGGTGGGTAATATTTAGCAAGTAAAAACTCGCACTGATAAACGTCGTCAACTAAAGGGTTGTAATCGGTAATGGTTTGAAGTCTCCAATATTGCCCCTCAAAGAAATAAAGGTTTGACATCTTCATGCTCTGCCAATCCTTCGGAGTGATTCTGAAATAGCCTTTGAATATCTTTGAATCTCTGTCTGCAATCTCTGTGAGCGTCTTGTAATAGTATAAATTCACAAGATTCTGATTCGTGTATTCAATGCCCAACTTTGTGTCTACATACACAGGCATTCCGAAATTAAGATCAAAATTCATATCTGCCGTGTCATCAATGTGCAAAGTCATTGGATACTTGTTTATGATGTCTGCAGGTGTTTTACCTCCTGTGTTAAATACATAGTAGAAAGGCACAGTTACCGCACCATAGAAATACAGGACTCTCAGCTCACCTATTTGACCGTCAGGAGTCGTACACATAGAATAAAATCTGCGTGTTCCAAAATCTTCGGTCATCATCGTAGGCACAAATGTCACCTCTATCTTTTTCTCTTGCTTTACAAAGTCGTTGTCTATTCTGTAGGTACGTTCTCCGTACACTTGTCCTGTTTGCGTCTTGTAGATTTCGTTTTCTTCGTCTTTGCCTTCTTTATATGTGAACTTGTATGGGTTGCCTTGTAATTCACCGTAAGGAACAATCTCATAAGGTTGTGAATAATCCAACTTTTGGGAATAGTCAACTGAACCTGCATAGAAGTCATCACGAGGCACAATCCTTAATGTTTTTGAATCAAGTGTCGGCTCAATGTACAAGTTAAACATCTTGATGAAATTAGTCAAGAGTTCTGTTTGAGTGTAATCACCTACAAAGAAACTTTCAAAAGGAACTATGTTATTATAAAAAAGGTTAGTTGAAGTGCTTAAATTATACCAATAAGTGCCATTATTTACACTTAATGATGGCTGAAATATCAAACCGCCTGTTGACGGATCTTCAACATAGCATCCTGTAAACTTTATTTCTACTTGTTTGCCATCAATTACATTTGCCGCACCTACTCCTGTGTCATCAAATACAACCTGATTAGATACAACTTTTGATAAAATCTGAATTTGTGAAGTATATACGCCATCTACAACTACAGCAAAGTTTGCCCATGCCGCTGAATCGTCGGCAATGGTTATATTGAATGAAGCGTCTAAATACAAATAAAACTCATAACGTGCAGATGCAGGAGCAGTGTATTTGTAAGTTGATGGATTATAATTACTACCATTATCAAAGTTTCCTCCTGTGGAATCGTTAGAAGCTGGTAATGTATCTCCTAAAACATTTTGACCTGTAGTGTCTAAAGTAGTAGCACCTGTGACCTGAGCACGAAACATTCTATCTTCTACATCAGCATCATTTACCTTAAATCCGTAGTTGGTATAGGGAATAATTAGATTCTTGAATCTTGTGCTATTGAAGAATGAATCACCTGTGTAGGAATAGCCTTGATTTTCAAATATCTTGTCTATAACGGTCTTTGCGTATAGGCAAGGTGTATGATCAGCGACAGACCACTCATTAGAGTTGTAGCCTTTTGTTTCCCTTTTTGGAAACATCTGTGCATACACATAGCCTCTACCTTTTTCAAAGGTTTCTCCAGAGCCGTTTATAATTATTTCCGTGTCCCAAGAGTTGATGACGTTGGTTCTGTTTAAAACGTGGTTGTACTCAGAAAAATCAAGGTCAGAAAGTTTAAGGTCTTTGATGTTAGTAAATAGGTCAGCAGTTTCTCCGTGTACGGTGCAAGTGTACTCAATGTCGTTTGTGCCTTTAACCTTAACGTCAGTCAATCTCAGGAAGCCTCTGAGTTGCTCCATGCCGTGAGCTATAATAACGCATTGAGCTTTCTTGTTTACCTTGAAGTCAGATATCTGCTGAATGTTGCCGCCTATGGTTGACTTGCCAACCTCAAAGAAAGCATTAAAGAACTTGTTGTTTACTTTAGTTCCTGGTAAGGTAAAACTTTTTGACCAATCACTTGTTCTCTTTTCAGGCTCTCTTATATCCGCTATTTGTCGAGTGATTAGAATCTGTAAGTCTCCGCCTACTTCTAATTGATAGCCTTCTGCTATTATTTCTATCATCGTCTTTGTGATTTATCCATTGCACTTACTTCAACTTCTAAAGTCAAGTTAAATACCTTGTCATTGACGTGGTATTTACGCTCATATTCGCTTGTTCTGATGTTAATGGCTTTGAGAGTGCCGTCATACATCCAAACGTAAGGACTGCCTATTAACTCTTTCAACCAATCTGCCTCTGCCTCAGTGATAAAGTCAGAGTTCAAAGTAAATCGTGTAATCTCGTCAGTATAATAGTCCGTTTTCCAATGGCTTTCGGAGTCGTAAGTGTAAGTGATAGCCGTATTGTTTAACGTGTATGGATTTCGATTGTAGGACTTTCTATTGTAGTTTACGCTTTGACGCTTCAGCATATTGAACCTGAATGATTCAACACCACCTAAACGATTTAAAAAGAATAAATCTACGGTTGAGTATTTACTACAGCGGTCATCAATAGTAATCGTGTAAACGCCTCCTATGGTGTTATTTGATGAATTCTTCGGTGTAATCGTGTATGACTTTGTTCCGACAGGAATACCGCCTGGAATATTCGCACCAATAGGGAAGCGAGTAATGTCCTGAGCTGTGCCATTAATAGTTGTACTTCCACTTGGAGAAAAAGCGACATCCAAATGATCCAAAGTACCACCGTGCAAAGCATAGAGCCAATCTTTTTGATCACTGTGTATTCTTTTATTTAAGTTGTGAGTTAAGAAATTTGCAGTTGATCCTGTTCCCATTTTGTAGTCAGATTCAACATAGTTCATCAATTCCTCAGGTGTAAGAGCAGCGTTCCAAACCTTTCTGACGGTTTCATTGGTTACTCCTGTAGATAATACTATCGGAGAGGTTGCACCTGTGCTATACTCATATCCAAATTTAGACAAATATGCAAATGCTGAATTTATGCAACCACTTGCTGCACTATCTGTGTACTCCCAATCGTAGCTAACGTAATTCTCAAGCACTCTGCCGATATTAAATACAGCCTTGTTTGTACTACCGTAGTAGATAGGTGCTTTGAGCATTGTGATTGAAAAAGGAACACCTCCAGCGTAGTCCTGAATAACGCAGTTGAATCTAAAGTTGAACTGTCCATAAGTGCCTGATGCACTCTCTGAAACTACATAAATATTATCGTTGTATGCAGGTAGCCAGGTAGTCCCTGAAGTCGGTTGATGTTTGAAACTTAACGCCATCTATACATAAATAATTTTTACGTTAAAGTGTCCCAAATCAAAGCAACTCATTTAAACAAGCACAAACATAAGACTCAAAACCCTGTTGTGCTGCCTTTTCAAGTCTCTTCTGTTGTTGCCTTTTTACCGTTATATGGAACGAAAGAGTGTTCAAAAACTCCTTTAATGACAAGTTAAGAATGATATCCCATTCATTTCTCTTGCCTCCTGCTAATCGGTCAATGAGTCCAAGCCATCCGAAAGTATCTCCTTCATCTTCGCTTCCTTCTCCTTCAAATAGGTTAGGGTAGCCTCTAATAACTTCGGATAAAGTTGAGAAAAAAAAACTGCGTAATTGTAGAAGTTCACCAATGGCAAATCTGCAAAGTCTTTTACCTTTTGCTCATAGTCATCTTCTTTCTTTCGCCCAAAGATGTTTACACTATACGACAAACAAGCTATAATCTCAGGCAGTACCTCAATCGTGTCTTTCTTCATCAGTTCCTGCAATTCAATGAAATGGTGAGCCTTCATTTCTTTTGCAGTCTTAACAAGTCTGTATCGTTTGCCTTTGTGCTTAAAGGTGAACTTTAATTTGCTCTTAGGTATCTCTTGTAAAAATGTCAAGTCGATTGACTTTAATTTGTCAAGTGTCCATTGCTCTACTTCTTCGTAGGGCGTTTCAGTCAAAATAGATACTCCCCAAGCCGTTCTTTCGATAGCATTGCAGTTCTTGTCTATCTCGTTAATCTCTTGAAGTTTTTTGATTGTTATGTTGTTCCAATTAAGCATAAAAAAATAATCCTTTCTTGTTGTGTTGTTTGCAGTCCCACGCCAACGCTAATGAACAAACGCAGTCATCGTGCAGTCCTTGTGGTGCAGTATATTTTACTCCTGTGCGGGAATATTCAAATTCAAAGTTACGCATTTCATCAGCAATATTACCGTCAGGGAATCCGATTTGTCTCTGTTGTACTGCCATCACTAAGCCTTCAATCAGTTGTTGTTTGCTCTGTGATGTAAATTTAAAGCCTACTACTCTTGGGTGCTTACGTTGTAGCTGCTCAACGATTGGATCACCAACACCAGTAGAATCTAAATATGTCGGAGTGTTTCCGATTAAGTTACTAATCTTTGTCATTGTCTGTGACCAATCCATTTGAAACCTCTCAAAGTGACATACATTTCCTTGTTCGTTCAGCCCAATTATCACAGTCCAATCCGTATATTTTGCTAAGTCAATACCATATGCCGTAACTATACCCGTTTGGGTAGGAATTATGCAGTTTTCTATATTGTCGTAGCCGAAAGGGTTTGAATTGTCGTCAGCAGGTTCAGCAAGGTACAACTCTTTAAAAACGTAGTCAGGTAAGTCACGCTTTGCCTGTTCTATTTCTTCAACGTCTAAGATGCCTTCTTTGGCTGCATCGTAAGCCGTGATTTTAAAGTATTCAAGATTAGGTTCGCCTCCTTTGGCTTTCTCTCCTAACTTGTAAAACCAATTCTTTTTACCTTTGACGTTACCGATTAGTTTACATTTGCCTTTCGTAGCAGTCAATGTAGAACGCAAAGCAAACCATGATTCTTCTCTTGCTCTACTTGCCTCGTCAAATACTGCTGCATATACGTCATCTCCATAAAGGTTGTCAGGTTTCTCTGCTGACTTAAACTCTATCCGTGAGCCTATCGGAGTTGTCAAAACAAGTTTAGATTCATTACTATGAAAGAAGTCACGATTGTTCACCTGTGCTTTCATTCGCCTAAATGCAATCTCCGCTTGTTGGTAAACAGGTGCAACCCACCAAACAGCCTGGTTCTCTTTTAGTTTCAAACTCTCTTCAAACAACCATATAATATGAGACGCAGTTTTACCTGTCTTAGTTGACGCTGCTGTTATCGTGTAACGTGCAGGACTATCTAAGATGGCTTTTTGATAGCTCGTTAAATATGGTCGTTTGTAGTTTATTTGCATACCTTCTGTAACAAATCTATTCTCTTTTTGTTAATCTCTTGGATGTTGTGATGTTCGTTGCAGTAGTTGTAATTAATCAAGCCTACTTCCTGACTTTTACCGCTTTCAATTAGTTGCGTTAATGGTGTAGTCCAATCGTTATTCTGCACAAAGAAAACCCCTAAATTACTTCTGTGGTTCGTGTAAGGCTCTACATTGCTCGTTAAAATAGGTCGCTTGTATGCAGCAGCCTCAACTATCTTCAACTCCGACTTATATCGGTTAAATGTCTGAGCCGTCAAAGGTGCTAAACAAATATCAATCTCTGAATAAACCTCAGCATACTTGTCAGGCGTTGTGCCTACTCTCGTTTCAAACCATGTCGGTCTATTCTTTTGACTCTCTCCTGTGACTGCTTTCTCCATCTCTGCCCACATTCTACTATTTTCGTGGTGTCCACCCATTATAAATCGATAGCCGTATTTCTCACAGATAGGTCTAATTTGATTTGTAAGCAACTTTATGTCCTCAACGTGACTTATTCCACCAACCCAACCGATAGTCGGTGTATGGTCTTTATTTGCGTTCCATTGAGCCTGTGTAAAGTCTACTGCGTTTTCTGCAATCGTAATGTTATCTCCTTTGTAAAACTCCTTTACTTTTTCAGCAAGTTGTGGAGTCGTTACTTGTACTCCATCGGCATAGGTCAAAGCGTTCTTTACTCCGTCTTTGATGTATGCACGATAAAACTTATAAGCTGGGTTGTACTTTGGGAGTACCCAGTAATCGTCAAGGTCAACGATGTAAGGCACTTTGTACTTTGCAAGAAGCGGTAGAATGTTGTACTGATATTTACCTAACCAACGATTGAATATAACGCAGTCATATTGCTGATAGTCGAGATTAACCCAATCTTCCTGTTTTAGACTTACGTCTACGGTAATTCTGTGATCTTGCTGTAAACGAAGATAGGGCGTATACAATCGGTGGAAAGATACGCCATTCGCTCCGTCAAGTAGACAAATTATTCTCATTAAAAGGGTTCTTTTGGCTTTGGCACAGCTACTGAATGAGTCGCTTTGCTCTTCTCGTTCTGTTGTTTTAGTTTCTGTACACGCACTCTTACATCACCGTATTTGTTTACTTCTAATTTGCCGCTTTTAATTGCGTCATTTAGTTTCTCAATGTTGATGCTGACATTCATTCCATACTGGTCTTCCCAGCCATTACCTAAATAAGTTGTTTCCATTATGTTTTTGTTTTACTCGTTTGTTATTTTTTTATCTTAAGAATTTGTTTTAATTGTTCATAAACTTGAGCAGCATTATCACCCCAAAACATTTCACATTTTTCACCATCAAAAGGACTCTCTTCAAAGTACGATTGTCTAAATTCGTTTGGCTTTGCTATATGTCTGTAGCAGTGATTCTTTATCGGGCATCCTTTACCCTCGCACATTGTTATATCTGGCATCAATCTAAATTTAGTGTTACGTTTATTACTTTTGCTTCTACTGTCGCCTCTACTGATTCCTTTGGTTTTCCATAGACTCTTGATAGCAAAGTATCCATAGAATAGAGTGAACCTTTCTCATAGCTCTTTATTATAGCCTTTGCAACGGTTTTCTCAAGCATGGTTGCCTCGTCGTTTTTAAGCACATCTTTAATTTGCTTTTCATCCATTGACATGATTGCCTGTATGCTGTCATTTACTTCTGACAATGTATAACCGTGTTCTTTTAAAAGCGTTGTAAACTTTTTAGGTCTACCTTCTAAGTGCCTTCTTTCGTCTTCACCTTTCTTAAAAGGCTTTAAGTTTTGATTGTTAGCCATTTCTCTCTATTATCTCACTATTTTAAATAGGTAACCCATTCTTTTTGATTACCAATGTTGAATCAAGTTTCTTCATTCTATCTACTATTACTTGGCAATATTTAGGGTCTAACTCCATTCCGTAGCATTTTCTTTTAAGTTGGTGCATTGTTGCAAGAGTTGTGCCACTTCCAAGA